GTTGGCATTGTTTTTATTTAGCTTCTGACATTTTGCAATCTCGTTCGCCCATCTTGACATAGCGTAATTAGCTATACATAAGACTGGGAAAGATGAGATACTACCCATGAGTTGACCATGTTTTTGGTCTTGACCTCCTTCTTTAAATCGATCTTCCGTGTTGCTCTTACTGGGGTAAATTTTATGTCCTGTTAGGGATTTTAAATAAATTTCAGTAAGATCTTCGTTTAGATCGAGGTTCTTCGCTATTCTTTTTGCAATAACGTTTGATACCCAAGGATTAATTTCATTACTCGCATCACTATAGTCTCCAGATATATATTCTTCGTCTTCTCCTAACTTGGCACCTATTCCATCTAAGATTTCTTCGCAATTTATACTTCCATTACCAATTAATTTAAAGGGTTTTTCCTTTTTAATAGTACTGTGTATAAATTTCCACAAGTTTCTTAGTAGGGCATTTTCTTCGACTTTACCTTTGGTAATTACTCGAACTTTAAATGCTTCTAATAGTGCTACAGTCTTTACAGAGAATTCTCTAGAACCTTCTTTATACTTTGCTAGTAGTTTGTTCATAAATTCATTGAATTTATCTTCTAACTCACTATCATCGTAAAGCTGATCTGTTGTTACGACTATTTCCGTTCCTTTCGCCTCATAAGCCAGTCCCTCTGAGGGGTATATTATACCCGTCGACGGATCTGCAACCTTAACCAAACTCTTCTTTAGCTTTAACCACCCTCCTTCTTTCTCCAATTCAGGGAATTCGTCCTCAATTAATTTTTTTAATTCTGCGAATCCTCCTCCGTTACTTTGATTAGTATCGTATGTTGATCGAATGGTTGGGAAGAACATTTTGCTTGAGTGAACCTCTGTATACTTTGTACCTTCTGGTATAAATTCATCTACAGATCTCTCAAGTTGTTCAATTAATCCTACTCTGCTGAAATTTGTACTCACTCCTGCCCAACTTAAATTGTTGAGGTGGTCTAGTGACAAATCCGTATGGTAGATTGTTGAATCAATGTTTCTTTTTGTGGTTAGTGATATTTCGGTTTTTACTTGGGCTTCCTTTGCGAAGTCTTCTGACGGGCGATTTGCTCCCCTCTTACTTTGTAAGAGACTCGATAATAGATTGTCCCTATATGGGAATCTTTTCGATTGCAAACGCGCGTTCAAGTATCTACCCCAGGGCCCACCTATTAAGAAATTGACTTTGTCTTTTCCTTTAAATGGTGCCTCTGGTAGCGTTTTCTGGTCTTTGTAAAATGCATAGAATGCAGCAATTTTGTATTTTGCTAATTTTATCCAAGGATCAGAACCTTCAATCGTCCGTGCTAGTTCTACGTAATGGGCAATGGTCTCCTTTAGACCTTTGACCTTATTTAGTTTATCTAGCTTCGGAATGAAGTCGCTAATTATATCCGCTATAAGAGTTACGAATTGTGTGATATTCACTACATTCACGTCATCACGTGTATGTAGAGGGAGAGCTACTACCATTGGGGGTTCTGTATCTTGTACAGTACCCGTCTTGCAGGGTGCAGTGAGGTTGGGGGTTAGAACGTTATCTGAACGTATAGATATTTGAGATTTAATATCTTTTATACTGACATT